AATTAAATATAATAATATAAATATTAAAACAGTATGGGGAGGAGCGCATCCAACCCTTTATCCAGAGGAGGCTAGTAAATATGCGGACATTATTTGCCGTGGGGAAGGGGAAGAATGGACAAGTGCGTACTTGGGTGTCTCCAATATTCAAAGACATTCATATCAAGGCTACGACTGCAAAATATATGATTTTAGAACCAAGTTATTTAGAGTTCTCACACCTATTGACTACGCCATTTATAATGGAACGCTCTTCAGAACCCTCTGGACTACCGGCTGTCCATTCAGTTGCTCTTACTGTGCCAATGACGCGCTCATTAGTCTTGATCCCGGATATAAAAAACTCAAGTATCAATCGGTAGACTGGATAATAGAAGAAATAGAGTTAGCATTAAAACAATATCCTTTCGTTACAACCATAGCATTTGATGATGATAATTTCATATCTCTACCCCTTGATGTTATTATACAATTTTGCGTTGAATGGAAAAAACGTATTAACCTGCCATTTGTTATCTATGGTATGCATCCGAACACTGTTGATAAACAGAAAGTTGAACGATTGGCGCAGGCAGGCATGAATCGTTGTAGAATGGGTATACAATCAGGTTCAAAAAATATGTTGAATATGTATAACAGAACAACGACCGTAGGAAGGATAAGAGAATCAGCTGATATTTTGATAAATATTGGACGAGAGTATAATATGGTCCCGCCTGCATTTGATATTATAACTGATAATCCATTACAAGGTATTGTGGATTACGGTAAGACAGAGAAACTACTATATGATTTAGATAGACCATATACAATAACCTTATTCTCTTTACGTTCGTTTCCCGGTACTAAGTTATATGAGAAATTACCTAATTTACCGACAACTCCATATACGCAAACTCAACCTACAATGCAGAATATAATATTATATTTATTAACTATAGTTAAACCGCCTAGGTGGTTATTTGATTTAATGTTAAAACGATACTATGTAAAATACCCTAAACTACATTGGATAGTTAAACATATTTATCACATTAAACGTGGTTTAGATCATATTACTCATGGTGATTGGAGTAGAATAGGCGGGAAATGGGGGTACTGGATATGGAAATTGAAGAATGTCAAGAAAGGTATCAAGATAAACTAAGTATGATATTTGTAGGTGGACTTAGCCCATTAGCTATGAAGGGTCATCCTTATAGGTGCAAAAGGGATGAGGAACTATGTCATGGCAAATGTCGATTTGACAATATAGATATTCGTAAGAAAGTAATAAAAAAGCTTCTCACGATGCACTACAAGGCACATTCGGGTCATATAGGTAGCTCTCTATCCTGTGTGGATATACTCATCAACCTGTTCTTTAATGTCATGAAAGACGAAGACATCTTTGTCTTATCACCGGGACACAAGGCATCAGCACTATACGCGGTCCTATGGGCCAAGGGGGTAATATTAGATGAAGAAATTGAAACGTACTACAAGGACGGAACGAGACTTACTGCGCACCCTCCGTGTAACAAGCAAATTTGTAACATCATATTTGGTACCGGATCTCTCGGACATGGGTTATCTATCTCTATTGGAATTGCGTCGGTTACAAAAGGACAAGTGTACTGCCTCCTTAGTGAAGGCGATTGCCAAGAAGGACAAACTCACGAAGCGGCGCTGTTTATCAAACAACACAAGATAAAGAACCTGCATATAATAGTCGACAAGAACCAGTTGCAGGGGTTGGGAGATGTAAACGATATTCTTAACGTGGATGACTTCATATCCTCACTTCCCAACTGCACGGTAGTGCATACAGTTAAGGGAGACGGTGTGTCATTTATGGAACACGACTATAGATGGCATTATCTACCGATGAATAAGGAACAATATGAGATAGCTATGGGGGAGGTGGACATATGAGCATGTTACCCAACTGCAAGAAGTGTGGTGGTCAGATACCCATTATTAGGGATGGGGTTATGTTTACCACATGGACCAACAATATCCCGGTAACACTTTGTAAGTGTCAAGGTTGGGAATTTAAGAAGTATACAACCAAGGAGTTGTTGTATGAGATTTGGAGGAGGATGAAAAATGCGTAAATTCCTATGTTGGTTAGGTATACACGGGTGGAAAACAACCACTGTCTGGAAAACTACAAGTATAGATATGAGTTTTTACCTAGAACAACAGTGCAGATATTGCCACAAGAAAAGGTTTAATAGCGTTAAACGAAATTTATATGATTCAGAGAGAAAAGAAATGAGTATTATTAAGAGGGGGCGTAGATGAGAAAAGAATTCTTCAGCACTATAGAGAAGTTAGCTATCGCAGACGACAAGATTCGGTTCCTTACAGGTGACGTAGGTTTTATGGCTTGTGAGTCTCTACAGAAGGCTATCGGAGATAGATTCATAAACTGTGGGGTAGCAGAGGCTAATATGATGTCTATGGCTGCCGGGATGGCATCACAGGGGCTTAAGCCGGTGGTATATAGCATAGCGCCGTTCGTTACAGCCAGATGCCTAGAGCAGATTAAGGTAGATGTCTGTCTGCATAATATGAATGTTAAGATCGTGGGTAACGGCGGAGGCTATGGCTACGGCATAATGGGTGCTACCCATCACTCGATTGAAGACATAGCGATAATGTCCTGTCTTCAGAATATGAAGTGTTATGTGCCGTGTAACAATAACGATGTTAGTTTTGTTACAAATTGGATGATGTACCAGTCAGAACCAGCATACTTAAGGTTGGGATATGGTGAAGATACGTGTATGTGGCGAGAGTATTATCCCATACGGAAATTAAGTGCAGGTAATAAGGCCACAATAATAGGAATTGGTCCGGTAGTTCTCAACGCCATAGGCTTAGGCGCAGATGTGTTTGCCATCAACGAAGTTCCATTTACATTAGACAATGAAGTGATAGCTAGTATCGCAAGAACAGAGAAATTGATCGTCATAGAAGAACACGTTAAACGTGGAGGCATAGGGGAGATGATAGCGCATGAGTTGATGATGTTGGCGAATGCTAAGGATAATATAGTGTTCAAACATCTGTATGCCAAGGGCTATCAGAACGGTCTCTATGGCTCACAGGCATATCATCAGAAGGAGAATAGATTGGATAAGAAAAGCATTGAGGAGGCGGTTAATGGGATATAAGAAAGGAGATAAAGTAATCCATTGTGGTGAGGTAAGAACAGTTCAGTCGTATCCATATACCATGACTGGCGGTGAACCTGGTATCACTTTGGAACCAAAACCGGGAGATACTGGACTTGGTTCAGGTGTATGTCTTACTTCTGTTATCCCAATTAAAGATATAAAAATGGCAATTTGTCCTGAATATGTTTGGCAACGAGATATAGCCATGCAACTCAAAGGCCCTATCCTAATAGTCGGAGTATCAGGATTCATAGGTGCTTCCTTATATAAACATCTTAAACGGTTCAGAGAGGATATCTACGGCTGTTCACGTCAGCCTTACAGTTGGCGCAACCAAGAAGAAAGCAATTTACTGTTCGCCGATATAACCAACTATGAACAGATGAAACATATGCTTAACTTCTTAAAACCTGCCACCATATTCAACCTTACAACCTACGGCGGTACATCTATACAGACAGATAGCACCCAGATATATAATATCAACTATATGGGAACAAACAACCTACTCAGAATACTTAAGGAAATTGGTTATGATGCGTTTGTTCAAGCCGGTAGTCAGTCGGAGTATGGTATTAACTGCTCAGGTCCTAGGGAAACAGATACCTTAGTACCAAATTCCGATTATGCTTGTGCCAAGATAGGAGTAAGTTATTTGATTAAGTATTACGGTCAAGTCCTTAACTTCCCTGTTGTAGACCTTAGACTATATTCGATCTATGGACCATTGGAAGATAAAGAACGGTTGATACCTAAGGTTATAGAATATGGTAAAAGAGGATGCTATCCTCATTTTGTAGATAAAGATATATCAAGAGATTTTGTCTATATAGACGATTGCATAGAGGCCCTTATTTTGGCGGCAGTAAAGGTAGATAGTGTCAAGGGGTGGGTGATAAATATAGCAAGTGGAGTTCAGACTAATATGGAAGAGGTGGCAAAAATATCTAATAAGATATTTAACTGTACCGGGCATTTAAGTTTCGGTTCTATGGAGAAAAGGCAATGGGATTTAAGTGCATGGTATGGTAATCCAAGAATAGCAGAAGAAAAATTAGGTTGGAAGGCTAAGACTACATTGGAGGAAGGCATGAGGAGGATGATATGCGAACAAGAATAATATGTCATAACCAATGGGTAGATAGAACAAATTATTGGTTTGAAATATTTGATGGCAGACTATGGACAAGTTTTCATTCTAAAGATGGTAAACAAAAAGAACATTGGGCTATGGAAATTGATAGGAGGGATATTATCAAAATAATTTGGGCGTTAATTAAAGAATTCTTTAGTAATAGAGTAAAAACAAATACAAATAGTTGGAGGTAATGATATGAATATAATAGAAAAATTATGTAAATTGTATTTAGAAAGAAAAAGCAAGTATAATGAAAAAAATCATCCATTTGTATCTCTAAACGGGTTTAAAGTTATAAGTGAATACGAATATGAAGATTATCTATATCTTAGAAGTATAGATAAAAGACCTATATTTGGTTCAAATATAGGCAGGTATTATGGTGTCAAATTTATTGAATCTAAAAAAGGAGGAGAAAATGCGAGTAAAAGAACTAATTAAATTACTTAGGAAGTGCGATAAACGAATCTTGGTATCTGTTAATGAACAATATGATTTTAAAATAATAAAAACAATTGGTGTAACACTCGATGGTCTTCAAGAGGAAGTTGAAATACTGCTTCCAAACTATACCCCCCTTGAAAATCATCATAGTGCGGAGGTAACATGCGAATAACTGTACTCTGTCCATCAGATGATGTTACTTGGGAGATGATGCAATTAACGGCTCCTAATAGATTGGAATATTGCATGAAAAATAGGTATCAACTAGTGCTACCTAGATACTTCAGTTTTAAACAATATGTTATGGAGAAAGAGATACAGATAATAGACCAGTTGAAATATTGCGATTGGCTATTATTTATGGGTGTAGACACATGCTTCAGCAATATGAATATTCAAATAGAATCTCTTATCACTAAATATGGTGATGATAAATTTATGATTATAGGTAAAGATGTAAATGGTATAAACAATGACGTTATACTGATTAGATCGTGTGGAGAGGCAGTACAATTTATCGGTTCTGTAATTGGACTTGCTAAGAGTTTCGATAATAACAAACATGATATATTCGCTAATGACCAGCATGTTATGCAGAATCTCATAGGTCAGGACCCTAGAGGTGTGGCAGTTATACATCAAAAAGAAATCAATGCCATGCCGTATTGGTTATATCCTTATGAGGATGATAAAGGAGGTAAATGGGAAGAGGGAGATTTCATATTCCATGCGCCGGGACTTCCATATGAAAAAAGAATGGAAGTATTGAAAGAGATATTGGGGAGGGTGAGAAGATGAATTATGACGATAAATTCTGGTCCGAGAGTTATCCAAATAAATTATTACTACCTTTTCCGTTAAAACGTAGAACATTATGGGGTAGAATCAGATATATGATTACCCATTTTAATATTATTGTTAAATTTCCATGGCAATTAATATGGTTTATGTTAAGAGGTGGTAAATGATACGCAGTAAACCACCAACTCCTGAATGGAACAATAATTATGATGCAATATTCAATCGCAAGTGTTCTCATGGTCATATATTAAAGAGAGATGAGACTACTAAGGCGTATTACTGTGAAATATGTATTAAAGAAATTAGTGATAGTATGGTGAGACAGAAAAAGGAGGAAGTATGACGAAGGAACAGGCACAGAGGATATTCTCATATAATGATAAGAAGTATAATATGGAGGATAAACCCAAGGACATGCAGGATTTATACGATGATGTTGTAAGTATAGAGAAGCTGGCTGATGAGATAAAAAAACATCTTGACCAAGTATTAAAGGAGCAACAAAGGATAATCGGTAAACATGAGTATGTGTGTGATAAACTGGGAAAGAGGTGTATAGAGATGGAAGAGATAAAGACAACTAAACCAGTTGTAAAGGAGTTTAAATGAAAGAATCTAGTATAAGAAAAGAAATAAGAGATTGGCTTGAATCTATAGGTATATTCTGTTGGCCCAATATGACAACAGGTATACCTGATAACAAGGGTGGATTTTGGAAGCATCCTTGTCCCGGAATAGCAGATATAGGAGGAGTATTACCGGGAGGCAGGATACTGGCTATAGAGGTCAAGGTTCCGGGTAATAAAACAGATCCTGATAGATTAGCAAAACAAACTAAATACCTATGCAGGATTAATGCAAGTGGAGGGCTAGGGTTTTTTGCCTTATCTCTATTTGAAGTTCAATATAAGATAAACGAAATATGGGATAAACTTGAACCTGAAAAGATAGAACGTGCTAGAAAGTGGTTTATAGAGACTAAGGTTATTATGGATGCTATGAATTTATCTAAAAAACAAACACAGACTTCCCGGCAGACAAGAAATACTCAGGTTTCAAGAAGAAATAGCCTGCCAAGATTTTAAATTCTCTATTAGCAAATGTTACACCTAATCCTATATTAACATTTGTCAAATCAGACTTAATTAATCCGTCTATATAGATAGCGTTAAAGTTATATTTAATTACCTCTTTGTCTTTATATACATATTCAGTTATAGCCTTAGTTGCCGTATCAGAAGCAGTTTTTATAGATAAATTACTGCCTGAAACCGCTACAGAGCCGTTAGGAAGAGTTGTAGCACTAGTTGCTCCGGTTATAACCGCGTTAGAATGAGTTGTAGACGTTGTTACACCTGTTCCTTGCCCAGAGATAGTATGATTATCGGATATCGGTTTTGGTTTACTAAATGTAGTATATCCCAGAATAATACAGAGGACAGATAGACCAAATATTACCTTCATCTTGACATCCCAGAATATAACCTTTTTTTTAGCCATTTTATTTATCTCTCCTTTCTAAATAATTCACCCAAAGAATAAGACTGACAACCAGGGCAAGAAGAACTATCAAAGTGAATAATGTCGTATTCAAATTGCCTCCTAAGCATTGGGCCATAATTTATCTGTATTAGTATACCCCGGAAAGTATCGGTCATAAATATTCTCGTTGAGCTTAAGAACTGAGGCATGAGGCGTATACATCAGCAAAGAATAAGTAATCGCATTTAGCGGCTCACAGCACTTTTCCTTGTCGGGAGGCACAAGTTCTTTCTGTATACCTTGTTTCCAAATCAAATACCACTTCTTGTAGGTTGCACACGCCCCGGCTATCTGCTGTTCAAAACCTTGTGTTTTGCTTATAACCGTTCCGTCATCCCACATACCGCACCCGGTAGCACCGTTTAAGCGCCGTATATCCTGTGGAGGGTTAATAAACGGTTTTCCTAAGTCCTCAATCAATCCCTGTTCTCGCTGTAAGGTAACAACTATCATGCGTTGATTAATCCCAAATTGGGAACAGTAAGCATTTATTATATTCCCTGCCTGTTTTTCGTCCTCAGTCTTCCAGTCCTTAAGAAAGTTTTGTTTCTCAAAGAAGAAATGATTGACGTTAAAAGCAGGGTCAAATCCTATCATGGCCTCAGGCTTTAGTTTGGTCTTTACTTTTATCGCTGACATCTTTGTCCTCCTTCTTATCAGTAAGTATCCTGTTGGTAAGATACCCGCCTACGACACCTAGAATAACGGCAACGAAAGAGTAGTTATCAAGTTTCTCGAGCGCTCTAAGCAATACGGTTAAGTAAAGAACTTCCCGAACCATGTTAGCTCGTTTGCTACCGTAGGATATCTTCATGCCTTTCCTCCCCTCATCCAATGCTGTATAGCCTCCCATTGCCCTATCGCCAGTGTAGCAAGTCCGACAATGAAAGACCAAGCGAATAAGAGTATCTTCCACACCCAAGAAAGTGAGACCGCCATATCCTTAACTTGCTTAGTAATGCCTGACTCTGAGTCTTCCCCATAAAGAGTGAGGTTAATATCCGCTAGGTCCTTCTTGTTCTCTACGTTATCCGACTTAAGACCCGCAACGCCGTTACCGTAGACGGCGGTACGGACTTCGCTAAGCTCTTTCTTAATGGCTAATTCTCCCTCACAGTGCACTGCTAGAACTCTCTGTATTTCCACCGTGAGTCTGGTGTTCTCCTTTAAATCCTTTTGCATATCCTCTCGCCATTTCCTATCGAACTCCCGTCTCTCTTGGTCCACGAGTAAGCTCCTTATATCGTCATAGACACTATCGTTTTTACCCAGTCAATCTTCACCGAACCGTCTTTGCACTTTGTTCTTATAACCATTGGTAGTCTCCTTAAGTCTTAATTATAAAATTAACCTCTATGTTCTTCGGGCGATTTTCAGAAGCAGAGCGAGGTGTCCCATTAACACCATCAGTTGACGGGTTTCCTATTCCCTGTGTAACAGTTCCCGTTCCATCGTAGCCAGTCCATCCTATATAATTTGTTCCAGTTCCACCAGTATTTGGGGAGCGAATATCCTGTGAATGAAAATGCCCCTGAAATTGGTCATCTTGTTTACTACCAACACCGCTTGTTGCACCACCCGTCTTACTTGCCGTTCTTCCTATACTCTCGGTAACATTGTCAGTGAATATAGTGGATTGCCCTGCACCACGAGGAAACGCTCCCTTCATATCAGGGACATTGAAATGCGTTCCGTCAGCCGTTCCGAAAGCATTACCTATAATTGCATAGAGAGCCGCATAGTCAGCCCTTAAGTATGAAGCACCATCACAAAGTAGCCAACCAGTAGGAGCCGCAGCACCGCCATACATAATAATAGAACCCGATGGGTGTAAGATTGATACAGCACCACTGTTAATCATTGCATCTGTTATTTTTGTAGCACCTATAGCCGTTACACCTGCGTTACTTATTGTTACATCGCCACTTGGAGTAACAGCCGTTGCAACATTTGAAACATTACCAACGAATATCTTTCCGTCAGCAAGAGCAGAAGTTAACGCTGATACCCAAGATAAATTATCAGCACCATCGTTATATAACACACCGACAGCACCTGCGGGGTAGGGATGACCAGCCCAGTTACCCGCCGTATCTGCTGAGTTTGCATGAGTTGCATCATCAGCAAAAGCAGCACTTCCCGCCGTGCCTGCCGTATCAGCATAACTGACAGAAAGTGTCCCGGGGTCAACATGAGACCATACACCTGCGCCGTCTGTCTTAATAAGGTAGTCAGCAGTTCCGCCAGTAGAGGGTAAGGTTAATGTATAATCGGCATTAGCGGGAGTTGCGAGTATTATCTTCTTGTTTGTAGCCACAGAGCTTCTTATCTGAAACGAATCAGCACGGACATATCCAGCCCAAATGTTGAAATTGCCCTCACAATACATTCCCTCGAATCCAGCACTTGTATCATTCCATAATCCAGGTCCGCCGTTACCTATAACCAGTTTATATCCCGGATTAGTAGGCCATGTTCCTACCGCATGAATAAACTCATTCGCTCCGTTCAAGTGATTGATACCACCAGACACACCCAACTCTATATAGTTAGATGTGGCAGTTGCCCCAGACTTCAATACTAAGTCCCCATTATCATCAGACGCACCGATTATAGTTTGTCCACCCGCCCTACCTGCAAGCAAAACGTAACCAGATAAGTTGGAAGATAATACCTGTCCAGTAGCTATAGATAATCCATCATGGGTTGTGCCGAGTGTTAGTTCTGCGTGAGAAGCGGAAGCCGCACTATCCCATGCGTCAGTTTTTGTCTTGTTAATCGCATAATTAGCAAGATAATCAGTAGCGTCTAAAATTAACGCATACCCGCCAGTCCTAACAGCAAATAACTCAGACGTAGTTCCAGTGTCGGTATTTTGGGTGTGCATCGCACCATACGCAGAGTTCCAGTTAGCCTTCTCTGTTACAGTAGTGAATAAGTTTACAGATCCTTCCGTAATGCTATCAGAATCACCACCAAATGCACTAATAATAGGAGCATCACCCTGTGCGCCGGTATGTTTATGCCCGGTCAGGTATTGAAATTTGGTCTCTAATTCTCTTAACCTATGTTCAATTAAGGGCATATTACTCCTTAGGATAGACGCGCGGCGCTATAATAGATCCACCTGGTAACAACCCTACTGCCTGTTTTTTCAATGCTTCAGTATTGCTTGTAAATGTATTTTTGGCTAATTTAGTACCTTCTGTAGCCATGGGACCTAATACTACATTCGCCACACTACCATATAAAGCACTATAGTAAACGTCCTGTGCTACTCCTAAAAAGTGAGCAGTTAAAGCACCTTGTAAATATAAATCTAATACATTTTGTTCATCCTTCAATAAGGGTTGACCTTTAACCATTTTTCTTACTATAGTAGCAGATATAGCCCCAAGTGGCGCGCCTACAGCAACTATTTTAAGAACTGGTTTCCAATTACCTCTCTCAATTCCTTCTTTCTGTATTAAATCATGTGTAATCGTTTTGAAATTAATATATTGGTCAGCACGATACATAAACATATTCCTACCAACAAAACCTGTTGATTTCCATAAAGGAAAATTAGTCGGATGTTGTTCACCAAAGACATAAGCCGCGCCTTTACGTCTTACATCTAGTATTTCTTCAGGAGTTAAATATCCCCTGTCAAGTACCTTATTCGGGTCTATACCAAATTCAGCTAATCTTGCTTTGGCATTAACCATATTCCTATATTTAGTAATTATCTCTTTCCTGTTTACGAATTGATCTGCATTTTTTCTTATAACAGTTTGTAATTGAGAGTTATCTATCTTGTTATCTTGAAGTGATTTAAGTTGGTCAAACGCATAGTTAACAGCTTTCTCGCCTGATAATCCCTTAATAAATAATCTAAAAGGGGTCATTCCTGTGCCTTGCATATACTTACGGCTTATCCACCAGTTGCTTAGATAATCTTTAGATGCGTTCTGAAATGTTCTATATTCTTCCTCTAATGCACCTGTTTTCCTTGCTTCGTCTACCATGGTAGTAATGTTTTTCTTCCAAACTTCTAATCCCGGATACCTGCTTAAATATGCAGCCTGAGGAAGATGTCCTAGAGTTATAAATGGTAATTTAGCCATATTATATATTTGCTTTAGTGTTGATTCCGTAATTCCCATCTTATTACCTTCAGGCATTATATCTGAGAACATACGGACCATACTTCTTGCCTGTTCATCAGAGATACCTGATTCTCTTATCCAATCATTAGTTGATTTTTCTAATGCCATACGGTCTTTGCCAAATACTTCATCAACTGCAAATTCCTTAGAAGCAGAATCAATGTATTTTTCTACAACAGACAGATCACGGCTATAACCGTCAAAATTAGCCTCTCTTGCAAATGCAAGATTACCATTTCTCACACTATTACTGGCATTAGGATCGTCATGTCTCTTAATTAATATGTCAAGAGCTTGTTCTGCTGTTTTAGCTCCCATTTTTTCCTTCAACCCCGGCTTCTGCATTATCTTAAATATACCTTCCTGTCTATACTTACCACCCTTACGGTATAAGTCATACATGAGGTTGTGAGGCATATAAAAATCTCTGGGCGCAAATGGTAACGTTGAACCATCTGCAAATGTTATCATCTTGCCTTCTGTAACTGCTTTATCGGCTATCAGTTTTAAACTTGTTTTACATGCTTCTGCTGCCTTAGCAATAGTTTCATTAAGAGGTTTTATTAGATTACCATTTTTATCCAATTTCTTCTCAACTACATCAAATAAATTCTCACCCCATTTAGTCTTTTCTGAAGTCAAGAACTTATCAAATTTCTGAAATATCCTATTTTGCCTAAATGGGTTCTTCCATTCTGCGGAAAGTTTATCAGATTTATATATAATATTGGTCAATTGTCGGCTGAATAATTCACCGACAGGCCCGGTCTTTGCTATCTTATTTTGTATATCTACACCTTTTTGTCTTAATTTCTGCGTGCCAACTTCCATCTTACCTAATGTAGCCTTCATCTTAGAATCCATAGGTACATCTTCTACTATCAATTGCCCTTTCTCTCCAATCTTGAGATTAGTGTCTCCATTACCCTGTATTTCTTTAATGATATTATTCTGTTCTATTATAAAAGATTGCATGGAATCATAACCACCCTGTTTGATAGTCTCTTCTATCTCAGGTGTTATTTCCTGTAAGTCCATCTCGGCGTTGGCTTTGTTGATATCTCCCTTAATGGTCTTGATTGGCTTCACCACCTTACCCGGCAGTTTAATCTCATTCTGCACTACTTCCATAGGTGATACAGCCTGTCCTGTAGCTTCCTTGGCGGCTATTTCTTTACCCTTGGCTATCTGTTCTATTTTAACTTGACGGTTGACTTCTTCGTTCATCTTTTCTAGTTTAACAATTTCATCTACTATCACATTTTGAGCGTTAATCTCCTGAGTTACAGACTTATTCGCTTTTTCTATCCCAGACTTGATTCCACCCTGTTCAGTTACTCCCGCACCCTTAGCTAATTTGAATGTGCCAAGTGTAGTCGCAAGGTCTATACCCTGAGAAGCAACCTGATTCAACATAGACGAGTATTCACCTTCATTAAATCCCATTTGCTTCATAACGTCTATATATGACTGTCCAAGTGTCTTACCGGATACCCAATTATTCTTCACACGATCTATGAAATCCAATTTAGTGCGCTCTTTATCTCCGCTTATCTTGTCCGCGCCATAATCCACTACAACACTTGCAACATATCCTAGTGAATTCATTATATTACCAAGTGTGCGTTCGTTCTCTTGAGTTAATTTAGCATAATCTCCAAGTCCAAGCATGGAACCTATACCTCCAAATCCACGTGCAACTTGTTTAACGAGAAAGGAAAATGGAGAGAATATTGTAGCTCCTAATTGTTCTGTGTATCTTGGTATATCCTCAACGGCTACTGTACCACCAATACGAGTAGCCTTAGGGTCTTCCGAATATTTCATTTCGGCAGGATCTGCTAGGCCCATATCTTGTACAGCAAAATCATAGGGTTTGAGGATTTCAGGTGTAGTATCTAACAAATCAGCAGGTATGTCGTTAGACGTGTCTAACAAATCGCTAGGTATATCACTAGACGTGTCTAGGAGGTCAGCAGGTATGTCATTGTTAGTATCTACCACTATTCCTCCTATTTCTTAAATTTTACACCTTGTTTCCTGGCTTCTTCTGCCGCTTTTGCACCATATTTAGCCTTCCATTCGGGCCAAGTAGGTGATTTAGTTGTTGGGTTTGATATACCGGGTTTCGATATTGCAACTCCACCCTTACTCTGTTTCTTTCCCGCCAACCAATCCCTGACCGGTTGCCATGAAGTTTCGTTTTCCTTAGCCAATTTCATCTGATCGGGAGTTAATACATCTTCCAACGGCCATGTAGGAACTGTATCACCATAGCCAAACCATTCTGTCTTGTTTTTAACAGAAGCCATATATGCGTCTTCTATAGTTGCGCCTGCACTTACTAATTCTTGGATATCAAGTGCCGCCTGCGCCTTCTTATCGCTCAATCCTTGTGTCTTGGGCCTATTAGCTATCTTTGTCTTGATGTTGAGTATATTCTGGGGCATTTTCTCTATTTCATCCTTACTCTTACTGCCTACTCCTTTGCTTCCTTCCTTCTGCATATAGGCGAGTACTCTTGCCGTTGCTATATTGGTATCTAGTTGGTCATTATCTACCCATTTCTTGTCCGGGTCCCAAGTTATCAAGTCCATACTAGAAGCATTACTCCCTAATTCTGCATTAAGTGCATCTATTTGTTCTTTTGCTTTTCCTACCGGTGTAGAATTGGCGTATCTTTTAGCTAACCTTGCATCTTGTTTCTCTTTTATCCCACTTAATTTTAATACATTGTTCTGCGCAGCTGCTATTGTATCTGATGCAGTTTTAAGTCCGGCATTACTAGCTTTAATCTGTAATGAAGATAATTTCAATACAGCATCGTTATAATCTATTTTGCCATTTGCTGTATCGTTAAGTATCTGTGTCGTTTCTGAGTTAAATGCCTGATGTAGTTTATAAAGTTTATCATTCTGCTCTTTCTCTTTAGCAATATTTCCCATCTGCTGAACTTTCTTGCCGGCTTCTCTAAATCCAGCACCTGGTACTTTGTAGTCTTCAGGTTGAAATGATTCCTTATTCTGTATCTGTTCAGTCTGTGTTGGCGCACCCATAGTATAATCTTGTATGAGACTATCTATAGGATTAACTGTACGAGTAGGATCAGGTATATTTGTATCTTGATCTATGAGTAAATCTGCCATACTTCCTCCTTATTCTTTATTGAATATTGTTCCTGCCTTTTTATCATAACCTGTAACTGTTTTAGTTTTAAATAAATCATTAATATTCCCACTTAATGCCGCTAAATCAGGAGATACATCGGAGAACGTAGAAAACCAATCCTTTTGTTGTGTTTGTGGATTACTTGCAACCGCTGCATTAGCTGAATTTAAAGCATTAACATCTAAATTAAGACCTAATTTATCTGCTTCATTACCCATATTATATACATCTTTGGCTTTATTTGTTAAATCTTCCTTCTGAGTATACAATCTATTGGCTTCTGTCTGTTTATACGCCTGCGCTGATTCCTGAGCCTTTGTAGATGCCTCATTTATCTTAGTTCCTTCTATTGTGGAACCAGCTACACCACGTTCATAAGCCCATTGACGTATTGCCGTCTGTGATGTTTCTTGGAAGTTACTTACTATCTGTTTCATAGCTAATCCAAGATCCGTAGGATTACCACTAGCATCAGTTTCAGCTAATCCCTGCTCAAATTGCTGATTAAGACGGTCTATAGTAGCCTGATAGGATTCCTGATTTGTTTTCTGTTTCTGTTCAGCAGTAAGTCTATCAGCTTCTAATTTAGTCTCAGCATCTTTCTGCTTTTGTGCGGCAATATTAGCAGGGTTATTAGGATGAACACGCCAAGATTCTGCTAGTTCTGCTTCATGCGATTTAGAAGCAGCAGAAGCCAAAGACAATACACCACTTATAATAGTTTCAATTCCCATATATACTACCTCTTGATAGGTTGTTCCACCTTATCGCTGGGTATCGCGGAGTTGGATTGCAACCTTTCATTTTTCAGTATTGCCATAACAACTATATCCGAATACGTACCATCTTCTTCTTTGATATATGACTTCAACACACCCTCTGTTTTAAATCCAACTTTCTTATCTATTCTATATGCAAGTCCATTATCTCTCTTAATGATAGTTTCAAGACGTTCTATATTAAGATTATTAAAACACCAGTCAATAAAACCTGTATAACAATCTTCTGTGTAGGTATAACGCGTCTCCAACTCTTTTACTAAATCTTTTAAAAAGACTTTGCTTATCATTCCATGAACATTTGCCCGATAAGGTAATATATTTGTAAGATACAAGAACCCTATAGGCCTTGAACCCTTACCTTGCTTAGTTGTAGCTAGCCATATCCTCATTATACCATTTTTAACTCTATCCCATATAATTTGTTTTAGTTCTTCAAGTTTAATTCCTTTAAATAATTCTATCTCGTGTTCGTTCTCTTGTATTAAGGTAACAAATAAATCAAGATCCTTAGGGTCTAAGGGGAACAAGATACATTTTTTTGTGAAAATAATGTTGTCCATTACTTCTGCCCTTCCCATTTTTCAAGGTATTGAATTGCTTGTTTCATTAAAAATATATTATCGTTGAATTGCCCTAACCCTGTATTACACTTATTGCAAAGTATTTCCCTTACTTTACCGGTTGCATGATCATGCATTATTTATCTCCGTCCGTAGAACCATAAAATAAAACTTGGCGCAGAAGCCCGCAGTTAGTAAATTGAAAATCCCAACTTCTTCCACGGTTACTGACAGGAATAAGATTGCTATAAAGTAAACCTTTAGTTCCACTTGAAGGTATTACAACTGCTGCCGTGCTTCTTGGAATACCCTTTTGATCTATATCGTATGTTATACTTCCATTAGTTACAGCCATGTCAACGCATAATCTTATATATTTTACTTTTTTAAAACTTGTGGAATTCCCGAAATAAAGTGTTGTCGGTCTTATTACATAAGATATAACCGTTCCGTTATCCGTTGTACCAGAAAACAACTGGTATATGTTGCCATCAGATGTTCCGAAATAAATTAACCCGTCTTGAGTTATTTCAAAACAGGTTACACTTACTGACGCGCCAAGTCCAAGAATATTATAGGTAGACCATACCTTGTCTCCAACACTATAAATGTAAAAACAAATGCCCTGATTTGCCGAGTCGTTGGCAAGAACCATTATCTGATTGCGTATCTTATCGTACTTAATGCTTATACGATCCGTATTAGTCGGGTATGCCGTTATTTTAGTGGACCAGACCGGGTCAACATCCTGTGATTTATTATTGAATACTATATCCCCTGATGTAAATGCGTTCTGCAATGATCTAATGCCGGAAAATGTAGGGAACCATATGTCCGCGCCGAATGAAAGTACACTGTCTGATAAACTTCCGACATCGTGTATGTGTTTTACCAGTTTAAAATCATTAGGATTAGTACCTGCATAGTAAATAAGAATATTGTTTTTAAACCAGAATATTATATAATCTCCCCAGCTTTTCACTCCCATAAAAGTATCTAGTATTGATAACTCTGTGGCAAAAGTTAGTGTTCCTGCGTCTGCTGCCGTTACATAATCAGTAGCATCTCCTGTTTTGCTGAAATACTCCATGAAACGGTAAACGTCATTATCAAAACCTCCAAGCCACATCTTTGAATGGTGGGTTTCGGCGAATTGGGGTATAAGTTTCAATGATAATCTAAACATTTTATTTGGATTAACTGATAATGCAAAAAATAAAAACATATCTGACATAATAAAATATGACTGAAACCCCTCTTCTCCTGTATTTAAAGTTTTAGTTGAAGTAGTGGTAAAATCGGAAAGAGTAAGTCGCACTATTTTATTTGGACTTGAAAGAATATAACATGCAATATATAAATAGGTATTTGTCGAATCTATTGCTAAACCACCAGCATATACCATGCCTTCGCCAGTTGCTAAAGTTTTAGTTGAAGTAGTAGAAAAATCTGCAAGAGTTAGTTTTACAACTTTTCCGGGATTTACTCCACAACCAATATACAAAAACGTATCTGTTGAATCTATTGCCAACCCATTTACAATATTCTCTCCCGCCGCAAGGGTTTTAGTTGAAGTAGTGGTAAAATCTGCAAGAGTTAAACGTACTATGTCTGCTGGTATTGCTCCATCTCCAATGTATAAATACGTATCTGTTGAATCTATTATTAATTTTGTTGGAAGTATTGCAATACTTTTAGTTGAAGTAGTGGTAAAATCTGCAAGAGTTAAACGTACTATTTTATTTGCACCAACGCCACATGCAATATACAAATAAGTGTCTGTTGAATCTATTGCTAAAGCGTTTGCATAAACTTCTCCCGCTGCTAATGTTTTTACTGAAGTAGTAGAAAAATCTGCAAGAGTTAAACGTACTATATTTATTAATCCACCACTAGATGCACTACGAGATATATACAAATAAGTGTCTGTTGAATCTATTGCTAAAGCACTCAATATAAATGTTCCGGTTGGTAATGTTGCGCTTCCAACTATGGTCATATCTTCAATTTTTATTTTAGTTACTAACCCGGGATTTGCAGTTCTCAAAACATATAAATAAGTCTTGGTTGAATCTATTATAGATGAAACAATTGCATTGTCTAACCCACTTAAAGTCGTATCTTCAACAGAACTAAAATCTAATGAAAATGAACTTGTTAAATCGCTTAAAGTCGTCTTGTTATATTTCTGTACCTGCAATGCCTTACTCGCAATTACAGCATTACTTACATTGCTTATCTTAAATTGCTTAACATTTATCTTCTGATTATTTAATAATCCAGACTTAATAGAAGTAAGCGTTACACATCCAGTCCCACTATCCGTATACCATTTATCACCAGATGCCACTATCATTGATTTACTTGCGTCATCCCATAATACTTCTTTGATACCGGTTATGGCCTGTCCTGTAGCGCTTCCAAGTACCTTGGTAGCACCGGTACGTTGAAACCATACTCCATCATTCTTATAATAATTAGAAATCAACTGACAGTACCCCGGATTAAGGGTTACTGTAGGATCTTCTATTTGTTTCATTCCGATTATCTCTGGAATTTTAGAAAGTAGTCGCGCCAAAATTACCTCCTATAAAATTATATCTACAGGTATTGTAAATTTCTCCGTACTATTCCATATGTCCTTCATCTCATTAATACCGCCTCTTATTTCCTTACCATTCAACATACCACCATATACCTTCACTCTGTAGGTATTAGCCTGAAGATCACCTTCAAAGTCCAATTGAAGCATTGCCGCATAATCAGTAAGCAATTCTTCAAACTGTTCAGGCAATAGTAAAGTAGCAGTAAATGTAGGCGTAGCACCAGAAGCCGTTGCAGTTGAAGAAGCAGATGCTGTACTTATGCCTGCTTCAAATTTCCAGTATCTAAAATAATAATTAGCACTATTCTGCGCCGTACCAGCATACTTATTAAACTGATAAAGATTGGCAAATTTAGTAAAATAATTAGGCCAACCAACTTCTGTTGCAGGGTCTATATATGGGTATGCATCTTCAAATTTATCAGCATCCAAGTAATTTATGGCTTTAGAACAATTAGCATTAGCTATTCGGAAACTGCCATAATCCTCCATATTAAGATCTGTAGGAGGTGTATAAGTTATTGCCGAAGTAACAAATGTTCCTGTACCAAGTGCCTCAGCCCATCTCCATTTACCCTTATTTGTGTTATAGATGAACCTCTGAGCCTCTATGAGATTATTATATGCCTGATACGCGCGATTACCGTCTGTACACGAAGCAAATGAAGATACTTCCGGTTCATTAATCTTATTCAGGCATCGGTTCAATATTTGTAAGTTCGTTCTCTTGGACATTGTTCCCTCCATACACCTTCTGACTTATGCTATGATGATTATTCCAACAATTAAATCTTCTCTCTATGTTCTCCCTCTTCAACACTACTTCCATACCTATATTCTGCAACAATTTATTCAAATTGTCGCTAGTCAAATAGACATTATGCTCTGCATTATTCCAACATCCCCACATATTATAACCAGTCTCATTTATCAATCTAGGTTCAGGAGTGGAGATAAATAATACACCGCCGGGCCTCAATAAGTTATTGGCTTTGATAATAGCCTTAATCGGATCGTCAAAACTCTGAACAACGTCCTGCATGAAAATAATATCATACTGCTTCTTGAATTCAAAATACTCAAAATCACCAACAAAAATATTGGAGTTATCGTTCTTAATAAGGTCTATACCCTCTGCTACGAAACCTAATTTGCGTAATTCTACTACATCGTGGTCTATTGTCGGACCAACTACAAGCGCTACTCTTCCCGGTGTTAGTTCTGAAATTAAAGGTAGATACACCTTGCGCTGATAATCCAGTCTTTCCTTTATACCATGACCCTTGGCATATTCCGTCTTATATTTATCATCAAATACCTTCTTGTCTATTCCTTTGTCTTTCTTGAAATAACAACCGCAACTACAAGTATACCAAACCGCCTTGGAATCTTTACCAAGGTCTATAGTTAAATTTGTTATAACCCGACGCGTACAAAAAGGGCAGACGGCTACGATTGACATATCTTCTCCTTTAAAGTTTCTGTCCAATTTATCCTATCACCCCTAGTTGTTTTGGCGTGACATTTATTGCACAAACTTATCAAATTGTTTATACTGCAATTCTTCTTATCATAGTCTATATGGTGAACCTGTAAACTCTTATAACACTCTATTTGTGGTGTTCCACATACTTGGCACTTGTACCCATCCCGTTCCCGTATCTTTTCTCTTAAATAATAATTAAATTCTTTAGGGTATGTTTCAAAAGATTTACCACCTAACCAATTTGGGTGGTTATTTCCTTTAAATATTAATCTCTGAACCACTCCCTTGCACTTCCTAGAACAAAATTCACTATAATGGTTGTATGTATTATATTTTTTGTTGCAAACTAAACATGTTTTTTTTATCTTTTTATCTTTCCACATTGTATTATTTTTACCAGAATTTCCAACCCCATAACATTTTTTACTACAAAACCTACCTGCATTTCTTTTTAATAAAGCTAAACTTTTATGAAACTTTTTACCACAAATAATACATTTACAATTATCTTCACCAATTTGAGAAATATCTTTACACGCCCTAGAGCAAAATTTCCCCCATCCCCTTTTTATATTATAGGGGTTTATTTTAAATTCTTTTCCACATGTCTCACATTTTTTTATCATATGCCTCATCTATTATACCACAAATAGTTTTAATAATTCTTTCCTTTGGTTGTCCTAATGTCATGCAAATTGGAGTACCGGTCTCCGATTCTATTGAACATTGCCAATAAGGAGAATATACTAAACGAAAACAAGGAGAACATGGAGCTTTATCTGTATCTGATTCAAGACTATAATCGTTTTTGGAATACTTACAAACGTGTTCCTTGGTGCAATGACCCAAGATGCAAAGAATTTTGGTATTAAAGCAAATTGCCGAATGGTGTATACCTGTATCTGGACAAACCACAAGATCAACATATTTACTTGCTATCATGCTTTCAATCATTTTCCATTTACCTGATTTTGGAATATATCTAGAATGTTCTTTTATAGCAACTTCAAGTATTCGGCAGGTTTCGTCTCCTACTGAAACTATTTTAACATTCTTATATTTACATATTAATTCGTTCCATATAGCGGAATAATATGGATAAGCCTTGTTCCCTCCACTTCCTGCAAGCGCCCACAATATAACAAACCCATTCTTACCCCTAATATTATCTATTTGCTCCTTGATTTTCTTTTCTTCTTCAACGTCAAAATATAATTCACCCACCCTACCTTTAATCTCAGAATAACCAGCCCAACTGTAAGCAAAATCATAAACATTTTTGTTACAAGTTTTCATTCTTTCTTCTTTAGTATCGTTATATTCAGGTTGATTTGGATGCCTCAAAAGTGAATTCTCAAGACTTCCAGTAAAATCGATAACTCGATCACATTCATAAGCAGTCTTAATTGATTGTATAAATTCTTCCAACTTATCTATAGTAACAGTATTCTCTTTATAAAGGATAAACTTATCTATATATGGATTATTTTTACATAACTGTTCTGCTGCTTCTCCTCCAAGAAAATATACTTCATGCCCTAAATCTTTCAAGTGATGAAAAATACTTGAGATTATAATGTAATCCCCAAACGCCCTTCCAATCCTAACAATTAGTATCCTTTCCCTCATACACTCCCCTTTAATTTAAAATTGGCAAACACCATTCTCTTCCTATCAACTTTACGTTTAATCATCTGCTCAGGGATAATACGTTCACGCCTCATACCATCTTCTACTTCTCGTGTGTTCTTAGCATTATTCAATATATTCTTAATTACATTGTTCCTGCCGAAAAATTCCTTATCCCTTACCATATTGCTTGACATAAATACGTGCTTAAAATGCAATCTCCACCATTCAGTACAAGCAGTACTACCACAGTGAGCCGGAGCCTTCAAACCTTTATACTGTATCTCCTTGCCACATATTCTACAACGAGTTATTGTAGTAAACTCTCCATTTATAAAGAACCTACGGCCGTAAAATTTCTTCTTACGGTCCTTTACTTTGGCATTATCTATCTGTTCTATTTTATTTCCCAGATATATCATACCACTCCTTATGTAACTTATCTACCGTTGCCATTATTTCGTTCTGATCAAACATAGTAGTACATAAAGGTAAATTCCAATCTTTGTCTAAATCACATTCCGCGCCATGATACATCCTATGACAAGGTGAACATGGAGCCTTAGATTGAATGCTATAATCATTCTTGAAATACTTGGTAAGATTTTCCTTGTTGCTGTGAGACAATAACCCTATCTTGGGAGTATCAAAACACCCGGATGCTGTCAATATCCCTGTTTCAGGGCTGACCACCAAGTTTACATACTTAGTAGCCAAACAACTTATACGTTGTTTCCATACCTTACTCATACAAAATATTCGTTCATACTTAAATTCCATCGGATTAGCATCTTCACCGCTTACTACATATATCCTTGCATCCTGGTATTTATCTACTATCGCCTGCATTATATCCTGCGCCTGAGCAAATAGTTTATGATTCGCTGAACCCTTTAAAGCCCAAAGAATCTTAAAAAATTTCTCATTGCGTTTTCTAAAAATATTAAACATGAATTCTTCGGCTTCAGATAAGTACATTTCCGGGTTGAGGCCTTTTTCATCAAAACCTCCAATTTTCAACGTCTCATCAAAATAATTTATATCATGCGCACGATCTTCCTTGGACTTATAAAACTTATTATTCTGTGGAAGATAAAGCAATCTACCTTCAATGCTTTCACATAGATTTATGCTCTTCTGATAATTCTTACCGACATACTCCATGTAATTCCCAATTTCCCAATTAGGAACAGCATCCCTTTCCTGTAAAATAAATTTATCTATATTGGGGTTATTCTCCAATACAAATTTAGTATCTGAAGCACAATTTAAAGTAACTTCATATCCGTGTTTTTTGAGTACCGATAATAAAGGCGTAATTTGCAATAAATCACCTACTGCACCCCATCTGAAAACAATTGCCTTGGGCGCTGTAGTTATCTTTGCTTCAACCTTGACCGGATATACAGTCTTCTCAAATACCATTTCAAAACTATATTCGTCTTTCTCGTTATAACTATCATTCTTAACTAAATTATAAGTTGCAAATTTATCCATATGCTTAATAATATCCGTAGGGATAAAATTATGCTTATGATTTGGATTTACACCCGGATCGTCTTTAAAATCAGGATAGAAATATTTATGGGGAAGATAAAGAATAAGGTGTCCGCCGGGTTTAATAACCCTCCACCATTCTCTTAGTGCCGTTTCTGTGTCATAGAAATCTTCAAGTAAATGTGAGGAAAATACATAGTCAAAATATTCATCTGAGAATATTTTTAAAGCATCTGGTTTAGATAAATCTATGTTTATATTAGCAGCATTACCGCCTGCGTCAATACCTATAGCTGTTGCGGGATTTATCTTTTCATGTCCACAACCAAGATCCAAACCGATACCATGAGTATATTCCAAAATCCTATATCTACATTTCCTTGATTCATAACCAAAAGACAGAGACGGACTATACATTTTCCCCTCCTTTAGAGGTTTTGGATGAGGGAGTGCCTAGAACACTCCCCCTATCCTATTTCTTAACGGTCAATGTTATCAAACGCTTCCTGGTATGTTACATCCAGATAGCCGTAAGCCGCTTTCTCTCCAGATGCAGTTTGAACTGCAACAGCATCTATTCTGATAGGCGTATTAGCGGGAATCTGAACATTCAATACAGAAGACGTATTGACACTTGATGCCAACTGCGTGGTTATTGCCAACTGTCCAACAGCAGTTGCACCTGTTCCGGTGAACAACTGGAGAGTTACATTGTCTCCTGCACCAGTCTGAGCAGAGAAGATAGTATATACTATCTGTTTAATCTTAACCGGTATACCAAAACCTACATTCTTACCGGCTATGGTATTAGTTGTCGTACCGGCAGCCGTAGCTGTACCGGCAGGAGAGAGCAATAGTGATGTACCACCATCTCCAGGCATCCTAATACGCTGAGTAACACCATATCTTGCGTGTGAATAATCTGGCATTTTGTTATCCTCCTTTTTATTCTTTCTTGGGATTGGATACAAGTATCATGTACAAGTACCCAACCCCTTAGAAAGCCTTATATTTACTGGTTGTTGTTAACTCTCACTAAATGTTCTTCTGCATCAGTTGTCCAATCCCAGACTTTCTTGAATCCCTGACGGCCAACCCAACCCTTCTTCTGGCTCCTGCCAAGATCCGTAGCGTAGTCTGTTCTGAATTCCTCAGGGAACACGATACATTCCCAGAGTGCATCTCCGCCCATGAACAACATCTCCTGCGCGGATTCCGTCATATTACCGCTGTCATCCTCTACAAAACGGCAACCGTAATAGCGGCCAAACTCGGAATTATACAGATATTCCGGTGTGGTATATGCCATATACGGAGTGAGATCGTCATGTAGATTACCCAGCGCCGTAATACAACCTATACCCACATAATCTTTCCCGCCTTTGTATCTGGGTATAAGTTTCTTCTTCATAAACTCAATTATCCCTTCTACATTCAACCTGGAAAGAGTTGTAGCAGAAGTGCCGGTATTCGTACCGGTAGACGTAAATACTATACCTGCCTTAGTCGTAGCGGTACAAACTGCTACAAATTTGGCAGTCTTGGCGACAGAAGCAATAGCCTTGTCGTAGGTATTCTTCATATCGTCCCTTATCATCACGTGGATATTGTTGTCAATATCAAACTCTGATGTTTTGGCAAGATCTTCAGTAAACGGAATGCTGTTGGCGAAATCGTCAACAGTAACCGTATCCTGGGTGATTTTGTAGCTGTCGGTCGGTACGGTTGCAGTTTCAGCAACTTTTCCGCCTCCGGTTACAACCCTGCTCCATTTATCAAATAACCTTGATTCGCCGTTCCTCATACCTATGGCTTCTTTAACTTCACAAAACTGTCTCCATATGTAAAGGGGCGCGGCTACCATCCTGAACATTTTTGAGAGTTTAGGAACGGAACCATATCCGCCCAAACTACCCGTAACTTGTACCTGCATATTATCTCCTTTTGGGGGTTACTTCTTAGTTATATGTTTCCCCCTTTGCCATGCTTTTCGCTCGGCAATCTCATTTGTGGTTTCAATTCTTGAATGTTCACCAAAATCTCTATTTACATACTCAGGCTCTGCGCTGGCTTGTCTCTGGGCAGGAATAGGGTTAGCACCCGTGTACCCACTCGCCCCAGCCGGAGCTGATTGGTTTCTTTTTGTAGATTCTACAAACGGTTTAAATGTCTCCATGGTTTCCTCAATCGCTTTTTCAAGCGTCATACCACTTTTAATTTTAGATTCAATCATTGGAGCCATAAGTTTCTCATGTTCTTTGTATTCGGGATGCTTGCCTCTCATATCATTCATGTAATCCCGTTTATTTATAAAACTCTCAACTTTAGGCAAAAACTCATTAACTGCGGCCCGCGCTGATTCTGATTTAGTCCTTTGCAATAATGCCGCCCATTTTGCAGCCGCTGATTGAGATGTAGGATTTGCCGCTAATTCGTTTATAATATCCTGCATTTCCGCTGTTACCTGTGTAGTTTCAGCCTGGTGTTTCTTCTCTACCTCTACCTGACCTAAATCTTCCTGCCTTTTCCTTAGAGTTGCATTCTCTGTAGCTATCTCGGTCAATCTCTTCTGCGCCTCTTCATTCCTTCTCTTCAAATCTTCCGTTTCTTTCTTTGCTGCTTCCAGTTCCGGGTTCACTACCGGAGTGTCTGAATTTTGCATACTTCCTCCTTTATTTCATTTTCTGAGCCAATTGCTCTCTGGCTTTGTCGGCCATAAGCAATCCGCCTGTTATTTTCTTATACAATAATCCAATAGCATTTATAGTTGCCCGTGCTACTTCATCTTCTTTATCAATCAAAACACTTAATGCATCCATGTATTCCTTAAGTAACATATCCTCAATAACCTTCCATTCAGGATGACTTGTAATCGTCCTAATGGCATTACCAAGGCTCATCTTATTTTGTATTTCCTTATCTTCCATTAATAACCGCCGTTCAACATTGACGGATGATTCATCTTCTTCGCCAACCTCATATTTCTGTCAGCCTGTGTCAATTTCTTCTTGGCTTTCTTCTTCATAAAATTCTTCTTCTTCGCCATATGTTCCTCCTTGGTCCATTTACTTGCAATTTCCGGTTTATTGGAGTACATGAAACGCTCTTGCTTTAAACTTTTAAATGGCACTTGATCCTCCCGTAGCTGCCTTGGCCGGTACAACAGGTGCTATAGGTGTACTAGCTATCTTACCATTTGGTTCTACTGTAGGTGGAAAAGGGGCCAATTCAGGCGCATTTGTTTGCACCAAATCTTCCCAATCTGGTATCTCACTGAGTTCAAACCACCGTTTCACTACCTCATTCAACTTCACATATGAAGCAAATGCCTGTGTGGTTGTAGCCCTCTGAATCAATCCATCCAACTTCTTCAGTAAATTAATCTTCTCAATAAACTGCGTAAGTCCTATCATTGTAAAATCAAAATCTGCTGACTTATCTTTCTGTCTTAATTCATTTAGTTTTTCAACTAATTCACTCTGGTCAAGTACAGGTATATTCTTAGTAATACCCGTAGGTTGTCCTTTGTCATCCATTACAGGTTCTGCCTTAAATCCCAGAACTTCATTAATAAAATCCTGACTTATAAGCGCCGGGTCCATAATGCAATCAAGTATAAAGTGAAGTAGAGGATGTTCAAAATCATCTTCAATGAATTTCGCTTGATCTAAGAACCTCTGGTCCGCCATCTGAAGTTGATACTGATATATACCAAGTGTATCTTCCCCTCCACCCGGTGTTCCCGGTAAAGACTGATTAGCCGATACCTGTCTTGTTATACCGGTTGTATCCTGAAATAAACTATCAAGAAACGCTATACCCTTGAACGCATCGTTAAGAGCCGACATACCGTTATTTGCTCTTGTAAATCTAACATCCTGCGGATTCTTAACATCCCATATCTGTAAAGGCCGTACAACTATGCTATCTTGGTCATTAGCCTTGCTCTTATCCATGATAACAATATCCATAGATGCTAATTTGGAACTATCAAATCCAAAACAAAGCATAGATGATGCTAGTTCCTGTAGCCCTGTGCTATTAAGAAAGAATCCCTGTCCATACAGATCATAAGGTCTCTTCTTGGTTCTAATCGCAAATGCCGGAATCCGTCTATATGGACACTTTTCCTCAGCTAATATTACTTTCCTATTCCCTACAATAACCTTCTTAAGTTCATATTCACAATAAGTTATATCCCTCTTCTGTTCTTCATTCCATTTCGTTTTCTCAACCGGGCATAATCCCCAATATTCATTCACTTCAACATTGGCAAATGCCTTAGTAACTTTCATCTGTGCCGTACCGTCTATATTCTGAACAACTGATAAATTCTCTTCCGATTTAGTAGGTTGTTCCTCAATTAATGTATTCGCTTCTCCAACTCCTATATCTATTAGTTTATTGATTCCTTCTCTTGTCCATAAGGCATTAGGTCCCTGTCTAACATCGTCTATCATTTGGTGAAGATCGTAACTATAATTATGAGACCACATGCGCGATTTATAAAAATCATGACGTGCGCCAACATCACAGAAACAAGCGTATGCCGATACCCATGGAAAATCAATCCCTCTTTTATCCGGTCTCACTAAGGGTTTAATAAAACTTGTACCTATATCAATTGCTTCCTGAAGTGCAAAATTCTTGTTGAAATTAAACCGTCCTCTATCAAGTATTGCATCAATCAAATCCATAAGGGGCGTACAATACTTGTTGAGTTCCGACTTTGTTCCCCATATAGAATAAAACCGTTTACTTCCAAAGCACATCTTGTTCATATAAGACATACCAACTTCTGAACCCTTGGCAAACATCGGTACAACTACTCTCGTTTGCCATTTCTCTTTATCATTCCACTCAGCCGGTTCCTCAGTTCTTATCTTAGAATTAATATCATCCCACTTATTCTTAAACTGGTCCATATACTGCTGCCCTTCATCTACAAGACCAATAATATAATCAGCCTTCTGCTGTTCCATAATAGCGGCATTATATTGCTGTTCAGATTCTATAACTTTCTTACGTCTAGCCATTAATAGCCTCCGCGTCCGGCTCCCGCAAAGATACGTTTATGTGGATCTGTAATCTTCTTACCTCTTCTTCTATTATTACTACCCTTACTGGCATACACCGCGAGGCTGAGACTGTCAGCTCTATCCGGTGATTCTCCATCCTGACCTTTGCTTATCATATTCTTAATTAATCGTTCTTTGGGTGTTACCTTTATTCTCCCGCGTTTATCCATATCGTAAGTCAAACTTGTAAGTTCCATCGCTAATCTATCGTACTTCCTTGGGTTATTATCCGGGTCCTTAATACTAATTGTCTTCTTCTGAAACTTATCTCTAAGATCCCAAAATACTTCTGTTCTTAAATCGTAAAACTTCGTCTCATCATCTGACTTACTTCTTAATATAACCTGAACTACATTGTATCCTTGTTCCTTGAGTATGTCGTATACTCCGCCTCCAAGTCCTGTATCATCTATTGCTATCGGTGCTTCCATGTTCTGCTCATCACGTAGAGTATCTATTATAAATCCTGCAACCTCAGTATTTGACCTCTTGTTAAACTCACGCTGATATAACATATTATAACCATCAAAGACTGTTATTATCGTACTGCATGAACCGAACCTGGCAACATCTACTCCTATATATCTTTGGTCTCTATGAACTCCAAGTAACTTATCTAAATCAATTTCTTCCTTCCTACATTGTTCAACCCAGGCTAAAGGTATTAAAGTATTACTTGATTCAACCGGAAACTCACCCAATACCTTACTTGACCAAAGAGCTGATCCTTCTCCCCACTCCTTGCGGCACTGTTCAACCCATTCATACGATGACAGTCCCGGTATAATTCCTGCTCTATATTCCTTCTGCGTTATCTTACCTTCTGCCAATAACTTCCCTAATTTATAATTTGGTGTATCTAAACAAGATATAGTGATACAAAAATATCCGCTATCCGGTTTAAAACAATTGTAAAAATTTCCTTGTGATTCTATCGGATTACCTATTACAAGAACCCTGGAGTTTTCACTAGTGGCGATACCCAATCCGCCAGTCCAGATCTCCGGTCTTATACCTCCAGCCTCATCATATATCAGTAGTAAGTTATCGCTATGGAACCCCTGAAATCTTTGCTGATCGTCGGTGCTTAAACCCTGCGCCCACCAACCTTCACCCATCCACAAGTCAACATCATGCAATTCCCCGCCGATAGGTCTTATAGCATTCTTGTGCGCACCCTTCAACTCATCCCATATAATTGACTTCACCTGGGGAAATGTCGGCGCTGTCGTCATTACTTTAGCCAATGGTCCAAATGCTGATAACCACCACAATGGAAGTCGGCCACAACAAAATGACTTCCCTACTCCATGCCCTGACTTAATCGCTACTCTCTTATGTGTTGCTATCGCATTTATTATCTTCCGTGGAACATCCCATAAACTCTTATCTGAAACTCCCAGTATATCTTTAAAATATTTCTCCGGATGTAATTGATAATCTTCTTGTAATGCAAGTACAGAATTATAATCAATTGTCTCTGTCGGCATTATTTATTCCTCAGGCAATACTCTTCTACTCTCTTCAGTTATCTTGACCTCAGCCTTCCTCTTGTTACTATGTGCTTCCTGAATCACACTTTGTAACGTGAGGTTATACATATTAAATGTCGGCGCATCTTCCAACTTCAACCACTTGCCTAATGTCTTCAATGCTTCGACCCTTACCCTTCCATCCATTTCCATATGCATCATCTTATACGCCTTCACCTTCATGGCTTCCGGTGTTATCCTCTTCTCAATTATCTCTTTGTCAATCTCCTCCTGCAACTTCTTATCCTTCAATACTTCAAATCCATTCATTCGCGCAATTGCAGGATCACACAACCTCTTCCTTTCCTCAATTGACTTATATTCAGGTATCTTACCAATTGATACTAAATAAATATAACCTACTTCCTCAATATCAAAATTCTGAACATAGTTCTCTACCAACTGCTTCCTAATGTCTTTCTTAAGTATTAAAGATTCATTCATATTACCGCCTGGATTTTTTCATTGGCCAATACTTCAATTGTATCTTCTTAATTGGAAATGGCTCGCCGGCTTTAACACACTGTTTAATGAATTTCCTCTCGGAATAATTAGGTCTACCAATTGTCAATCTTAAATCTAATGGATACGTCTTACGATACACCTTGCTCATCTTAATTCGTTCATCTTCTGAATTATATTTAACAGCGCTCTTCACTGATTTATTCAACATATACACTATCATTTGAGTTAAATATTTATTCATACACCACCTATTGTGTGAAATTTATTCCATTACTACTACATATAGTATAACAAATAGATAGTATTTGTCAAGTGTTTTACTAAGATACATTACTACTACTAAACTTAACCAGATATGTCCCTTAACTAAGATACATTACTATCCAAAATTAAAAAAAGCGACTAGTTTTTAAAATTTTAAAACGGCCGGTACCTTTATTCTAAAATTAATTTATACCGGTACCCTATTTACAAAATATAGAAAAAAGGCGGCAGATGATTAGGAATTGCCATTAGACGAATGAGTGTACATGGCAATAGTATTATTTATCTGCATATACAGTTACTGTAGTTATAAAAGGTAACATGTCGATTAGGATTGTGTAGATCAACAACATTAAGGTATAAAGATATCATATAAAACAATACAATGTAGATACTACTTATATAGCGCAAGGAATATATCATATTGCGTGGAAAAGGATCATGTAGCGCGCCGGCTATAGATTATAGTCTATTACAGATTTTTAATTGTGGATAACTCAAAAACCCTTATTTTATCAGCAATTAACAAACGCCCATAAGGTATATTATGATAACTAAAATCAAAGAGTTAAAAGATTATTATTGATAGTATTGAAGTTATAGATTATTGTTGATAGATTAGATTATATATTGTGCGGTAAGTTATAATTATTGATAGTCAAAAAAAATATGCTTGATAAATATAGAGTTACAAAAATGATGAAAATGGATGCTGAAAACAACAAAATATTTGGACATGACAGCATAAATGCTATTGTATAATGACGATTACAAAAACTGCGCAGCCTGAATTTTGACGTGTATGGTGTTTTTTATTTCAATATATTATAATAATATATTTAAGAGAAAAAAGAAGACAGTCAAAATTTTTAGAAAATAAAATATATATATATATATACTCTTACTTTTGTGCTTTAAAATG